TTTACTCCAGATCCACTAGTATAAAAAACAATATTATCTGCAACATAACTTTGATTGACTACTGGCAAATTTCCGAGCGAAACATTAAAAGAATATTCATTAAGATAAGAATTTTGAAAATGTAATAATCCATAATTTCTGCTATCTGAATTTATTATTTGAGTAACATTAGTTGGATTAATTAAAGAATTGGTTAAAGTTGCATTTTCAGAAAACAAATCATTATCATCTTTATTTATTACAAGATAAAAATCTCTATCATTTAGTAAACCACTATTAGTACATAATCCAGAAAACATTGGAGCATTGTATCCAGAAAAATGATTAACATTAAAATTTAATCTATTCTCATTTGTGACTCCATCTGGAATATAAGAAAAATTAAAAGTAACTTCTGGAGATGTACTCATGCCTTGAAAAATATTCTGTTTTTGACCAAAACCTTGAACATTTGATCTTGGTTGTTGAATTGAATAATTAAAATTTTGTATTTTTTCTAATCTTTTAAGAATAATATGATTAGCTAAATAATAATCAGAGTTAGCGTTTTGTTCTCCACTATATGGAGCAACATATAAACCTTCTACATTGTAGATTATTCTATTTCTAGCCATTATCCTTAATCCTTAAATAGGATTACACTTTTATTTTTATTAATATTTTACCAAATGGACAAAGCTGTTCTTGTCCAATTTGTTCCATTATGTCTATAGAAATAATTCGCATCAAAAGATAATTGACCACTTACTCCATAAGAAGTATATGTTGATGGCACATAAGAATGAGTTTCTAAGATTGTTCGATTTTTGATATATGTTCCACTAATAAAATCTAAAGTTAAAGTATTTGGTCCTTGTGAAATTTTTAGTCTATCTGTTCCATCGGAAATAATTCCTGCGCCAGAATAATCACTGTCTATATATGATTTTTGACCTATAATAAATGATTTTGTTGAAGTAGTAGTATTACAGCTTCCAAGTACAAAAGAATCAGAACCATTTACTACTGAATTCTGACATCCTCCAAGAATTGAACTATTAGTAGTATTACTTACAAAATTATATTTTCCACCAACAATAATACTATTACCAACTCTTGCTCCAAGAACTTGTGGTCCTCGACCAAGAAAACCAGGATATACACAGCCACCAATGAAATTTTGTTCTCCACCGCCAATAAAATTATTACAATTATCTGGATATGCGACAGGAAGATTTATGCAATTTTTAAATCCTCCAACAATTGTATTATCTGTAGGATCAGTAGCCGCTGTATTAATCTTATTACAAAATCCTCCCAAGATTGCGGTTCCTTGTCCTTCGGCACAATTATATAATCCACCACCAATAATAGTATTTAATGCGCCATAAGCAATTGAATTATAACTTCCACCTCCAAGAAAATTATAATTACCGTTAACAATATTAGATGTGCCACCGACTAAAGTATTTGCTGTAGTAAAATTAGCTATACAATTATTAAGTCCTACTCCCAAGAAAGCATAAGTTCCTTGATTTGAATTACAAATACCACCAAGTAAAACGCTGCAATCACCTTGAGCGTAATTACATTCACCTACGCCCATGAAAAATAAATTAGAGCCAGAAGCCATGCAGTTGCAAATTCCTCCTAAAATAACGGAATTATTTGAACGAAGTAATGTATTATTTTGACCCCCTATAATAGCAGATGAGTTTGAACTATTTACTCTATTGAAACATCCACCAATTACCGCTGAAGAATTTCCTCTTGTAACATTTCCGTAACCACCAATAACCATAGAAGTTATTCCTGTTACAAGAGATTTAGTCGCAAAGTTAAGAGATCCAGAGCTTCCTATTGAAAAATTAAAACCTGATGCAGGTATAAGTTGATTTCCACCTCTGGGATTAAGTGGGTCATTTAAAGCTAAGAAATAAATATTTTGATCGCCTGAATTGAATCCATATGGAAATGCAGTATCTGGTCTTGCTGAAACGATATAATCTTGAAAATTTTTATCCCAAATATCATCAATTTTTATATTTTTAAAAGTCATAAATTTATGCCCAGTTTGTTAAACTAATAAATTTCCATCTTCCATTCCCAACTCCATTACCACTAGTACATACATAAAAATTATTACTATCTATCATAACTTGACCACTAATTCCTGGATAAAATTCTGCAGTTGGAATTCCATTTTGACCAATGATAACTCCTAGATTAAGGTTTGGAATACTATTATTACCAGATATTCTAACATATCTCATATCCAACTGACCGCTATTGGTTAGTTGTTCTGTAAAAATTTGTAATCCATTAAATGTACGCATTTAATTAAATTACACTAATTTTATTAAATGTTCGCATTTAATAGATTTATGATTTATTGAATAGATTTGCTATGATATAATAAGCTTGCTAGGTAATTTGTTACTTGATGTTCTGCTGCTATTTCTTGTATTTGATTGACATTGTCTTGATTTTGATCAAAAGGTTTTTCAATGTATTCTTGAATTTTAGATGTCCAATCTTGTGGATTCTCATTAGCTATAATTATTTCGGATATCTTTTCTGCATCTTCTTTTTGTTGATTGCTTAATTTTTTAACATTAAACTTTTTTCTAATAGAAGATTTTACTTCTTCTTCAAGATTTTGGGCTGCTAATATATTTTCTTTAATTTTACTTACAGAAAAATTAGCTTTAGAACCAATTGGTTTTACATTTTTTGTAGATTGAGGTATACCAGTAGAACCTGATGGTCTTCCAGCTTGACCAGATGCACTTCCACCAATAAGTGGTTGATAAAAACCTTGATCTCTTAATTCTTTAAATTTCTTTTGAGATTCTATAGATTCTTCTTGAGTTGGCAATCTGCCAGTTTCAATTGCATTAAGCCCTTCTTCTGCAGTTAGAACTCCCAATTCAACTAGTCTATTGTAAATTCTAGAATATTGAACATCATCTTTAATATCAATATCTTCAAAAACTGGTGTTGGAAAATTTTTAAAACCAATGTCTTTACTCATTCTTCTAATTTCTGGAATTAAAAATTCATTTATAAATACTTCTCTAGCTTGTTTTAATCTTTGAACGAATACTTGAACTTTAATACTTTGATTAGCAAATTTTTCACTTCCAATAAGAATATTATTTAAACCAATCTGAATATCACGATCTACTACTTCATATTTTTGTGGTCCAATAAGATTCCCAATATCTGGAATTACAAACTCAGCTTTAGTTGTATAATCAGCTATAAGAACTCTTCCAATGCTTTGGTTTTCAAATAAAGATTGCATTGCTTGTAGATTTTTTTGATTTACTCCACCTTTTTCTGGATCAGTTCCCATTGTAACTAAAAGAACAGCTTGTTGCATTGTTCTTGTTACTGCCATATCCATTTTTTTCATTTCAAGTTTCCAGTTAATATCATCAAGAACTGGAAATCCCATTGGAATAGAAAGTGGCTCGTAATCTTGCTTCTTATAAAATACTGCCGCTAATTTAGTTCTATCTAAAGGCACAAGAATATAGGAATTATTTTTATTTTTTACTTTATCTTTAGTGTCTTGTGGAAGATTATTATAAACTTCAATATCTTCATCTGTTTTTGGATCTCGTAATCTTTCTAATTCATAATCACTTAATAATTTATAATATGTATTAAAAGAGTAATTAACTGTACCACCAACGTAAACATCTGCTGGATTAATTATTGTATATCTTGCTGGAAGTTTAATTTCTCCATCTTGAGCTATAGATTTTAATTTTGACCCAAAAGTTTGTGTTATTTTTAAAAGTTGCTCACTGCTTAAAGAAGTATCAAATCTATAAGTGAATACATTTCCACTTCTATAATATTCTCTAAAAAATTGATCTTGGAAACTTGCTAAATTAATCTTTTTAAAATATGCTTCAAAAAATTCTCTTGATTTTTGACTACCACCAGTTAGATAAATTGAACTATTAGAAAATTCACTCATTAAATCAATTGTATTTCTAAAAATCGCTACGTTATAATAAGCCTTCTGACATAAAATAATAGAATCTCTTACATCTAGAGTAGAAAGATTTTTTACATAATTAGAATATCTGAAAGGAATTAATCCTGTATCAATATTAATGAATCTATTTGTTTTCTCTACTGTAGAGGAAGCATTTCTTCTGGTAGAAGTTGTATTAGCTCTAATTTCTGAAATTTTAGCTCTTTTATCACTTGAAGTATCAGACCCATAAACCATTAATGGTGTGGTATCTTCTTTGGGTAAAGTTAAAGAAGCTTTAATTTCTTGGATTTTATTTTTTTTACTCATTTATTTAAAGATATTACACTTATTTTATCATTATTGGGGTGAAAGTCTGAGATATTTCTTCTTTTGGTGCGTTTATTATATCATTATAGCACTTTAAACCCCAATTTACCAATAAAAGTGCAGAATAATTATCTTTTCTAGCTTTATTTGCAGAAGAGCTTCTTTTCAAGTGTTGGGGTAAATCAAAGGATTGAGTTCCTCTGGCTGTAGATGAATGTTCTACAAGAGTACATTGTTTTTTTGTTTGGTAAATGAAATCGTCTTGATTTTCAATAAAATCAAGCGTAGACCAATCTTTCTTTTCTTCTGTTTTCATTAAATCTATTGGTATATTTTGATTAAATTGAGATTCAAAGAAATTATCATTTGCGCAGGTTTTACTAGCAAACCATACTTTTTTATAATCGATAGACGCTTGCAAGTGTTCATTTGCTTTACGAATAAAATTGCTGGTGAATACTTGATTAAAAGCTATTTTCTTCGATTCTAGATTGTAACTATTTCTAACTTTTCTAACTTCTTGATCATAATCTGCACCTTCTAAATCAGAATTAAATTCAAAAGTATTAAGTATCAAATTATTACTTTTAAATAATTCAGATTGATTGCAAGCAGAAAGAAATACATCTGCTCCAGCATTATCTAAAATCATAAATACAATATTAAAATTAGTCATAATATAATATAAATAATTAACATGATTTTTTAAATTTCCTAATCCAGCGTAAGTGTGAACTAATGTGCCAGTTTTAGTTTCTTCATCAATCTCCATTACTGCCATAGCAAAATAATCCGCATTAGGACTATCACTCATATTAGGATCAATTCCGAGAATATATTTTTTTCCTGGAATTCCTTTCATTAAAGTATGAGGAGATTGCCCGTTTGGAATAGTACATTCTTCCATCTTTTTTGCACTGAAATAGCTATCGCTACCATCAATAAATCTAGCGCAATACTCTCTTAAGAAACTACTATGACTTGATCCTCCATTTTGAGCTTCTTCAATAATTGTTTTATCTATCATCTCTAATGGTAAAGCTTCATAACTTAATTGAGATACAAAATAAGATGCTTCCGTTTCTTCTTTTGAATAGATTTTTTCTACCCATTCGTTATATGTTTTATAAAGATTTTCAAATGTATAACTTGCAGAAGATAGCGCTATCATTTTACTATTATTTTCAAAAACCATTCGATCTTCTTCTTTCATTGCTCCTTCTCTAATTAAAGTATCCTCCATTTCTCTAATTTCCATTCGTTCTTTCATATTTTGTGGGGCAACTAAGAATGGCATCAAAACAGTTTTAACAATATCTTCTGATAACAAAAGAAACTCGTCAAGTACTAATACATTAGCGCGAAATCCTCGAATTTTTTCTCCGCTTAGAGGAATAGCTACAATACTTCCACCATTTATTGACCATTCATATTGATCATTTCTTTTGCTTTTTGAGCCAAAAGCTTGTTGTAGAAGCTCCGCGCCTTTACTATTTACAATTTTTTCTAAATTATTGAATATAAATCTAGCTGTTCTAAAAGTTGGTCCTGCAATAAGAATTTTAGTATTAGGTTCGAAAACGCATTGAAGAAAACAAAATACACTTGCGATAAAGCTTTTGCCACAACCTCGACCAAATACGCACATACTAAAATTTCTATTCAATAAACCTTTAAGATGAATTTCTTGGTATGGGGCTAATTTAATACCACTTATAAGTTCAGTAGTAAAACCTAAATTAGCTCTTAAAAATTTAGCAAGAGAAATTTTAGCATCCTTATCATTAAGAATACCTTTTAATTCCATTAATTGTTTATTAATATCTGGATAATCCTTTTTATATTTATCTGGAGAGTACATCATAATAGTTTTAGATCATAAGCTAATTGAAGATCTACTT